CTTCGAGCCTGAAGCAAAGCGGATCCGGGGGAAAAAGACGTGGAGCCTGAAGGGAGGCGTCTCATGGGTATGCCCCGGCTGTGGCTGCCTGATCCCCGAGGAGACCATGCGCCGGCAGCCGGCCAAGTGGATCGCAGACAACCCCGACGCATACGCCAAGGGCGTGCGCTCGTTTTGGCTCAACGCCTTCAGCTCCCCGTGGACGCCGTGGGAGAAGATCGTCCTCAAGTTCCTCGACGCGCAGCACGACCCGCAGCGCCTCAAGGTAGTCTACAACACCCTGCTCGGCCAACTATGGGAAGATCGCGGCGACCTCGAGGACGAGGACGCCATGCTCGCCCGCCGCGAGGACTACGGCACGCGGCCAGACGGCACCCCTGTGGAGCTGCCCGACGGCGTGCTGGTGCTCACCTGCGGCGTCGACACACAGGACAACCGCCTCGAGTATGAGGTGGTCGGACACGGCAAGTACGGCGAGACGTGGGGCATTGTCAAGGGCTACATCATGGGCAGGCCGGACACCCCGGAGGTCTGGCAGCGGCTTGACGACGTCATCGACCACGTCTACAAGTTCAGAAACGGGCGCGGCCTGAAAATCTCCATCACCTGCGTCGACTCTGGCGGTCACTTCACGCAGGAGGTATATGAAGCCTGCCGGGCCAGAGTTCACAAGCGCGTCTTTGCTATCAAAGGCAAGGGCGGCGATGGGATCCCCTATGTCTCCCCTCCGACGAAAGTGCCGATCCGAGACAACAAGAGGATCACCTGCTGGCTTTACACCATCGGCGTCGACGCCGGCAAGGCGACCATTATGGCGAGCCTGAAGGTGCAGGAGCCCGGCCCAAAATACTGCCATTTCAACCGCCACCCCGACGCCGGCTATGACCTCAACTTCTTCAACGGCCTGCTCAGCGAGAAACTGGTGCTCACCCATACACGTCGGGGCGACCGATGGGCGTGGGAAAAACTGCCCGGGCACAACCGCAACGAGGCCCTCGACTGCCGCGACTATGCGATGGCAGGGCTCAGGATCATCAACCCCGACATGGATGCAGTCGAGCGCCGGCTGCGCGGCATCGAGGAGCAGAAAACTCCAACGCGACAGCAGCACCGGCCGCGAACAAAGCGCAGCGGCGCCCTCAGTGGCGACGACTGGTAAGGAGGACACCACACCATGAAAACAAGAAAGACCATCGAGCTCCAGCTCAGCACCAAGCGCGACCGGCTGGCGCTTTATCTGAAGCGGGAGGCCGAGATGCTGGACGGCGGCGTCCAGAGCTACGGCATCGGCTCGCGCAATCTGGCCCGCTACAACACCGACCTCAGTGCGATCCGGGCTGCCATCAAGGAGCTCGAGGAGGAAATCGAGCTCCTCGAGGGAGAGCTGAACGGCCAACGGCCGCGCAAGGCTGTGGGGGTAGTCCCCCGCGACTGGTAACGGAAAGAAGCCCCGCCCGGGGCTTTTTTCATAGGCAGACCCGCCGGGAGTTTTCGCTCCTTTTGCCCAGCGGGCCTGTCATTTTTGCGAAAGGAGGTGAACACCATCAGCAAGAAAAAAAGCAGAAACCGGCGGCAAGGTCGGCCGCAGCAGCGGCAGACAAGGGGGCAAGCACCTCGCGTCGTGAACAAAGGCTACGGTGACGCCGGCGCGAGCTGGCACAAGAAGTCGACCAAAGGCTTCAAGGCCATGAGCGGCAGCCCGAAGGAGGACATCGACCTCCACAACAGGACGCTGCGGCAGAGAGCCCGGATGCTTTACATGGCGGCCCCGATCGCCACCTCAGCGATCAAGACCAACCGCACCAACGTGGTCGGCGTCGGCCTCCAGCTCAAGAGCCGGATCGACCGAGAGACCCTCGGCATGAGTCAGGAAGCTGCGGACGCATGGCAGGCGAAGGCCGAGCGCGAGTTTGCGCTGTGGGCCGACCGCAAGGCTGCGTGCGACGCGACCGGGATCAACAACTTCAACGCCATACAGCAGCTCGCCCTCGCCTCGTGGCTGGTGAGTGGCGACGTGTTCGCTGTCATCAAGCAATACGAGCCGACGCCGCTCATGCCCTACTCCCTGCGCATCCATCTCGTCGAAGCTGACCGCGTCGCAACACCGACCGCCACCGGCATCCTCACTCCGATGCTGGCGACCGTCGGAAAAGCGGCCAACGGCAACACCATCTACGACGGCGTTGAGGTCAACGCCAGCGGCATGATCGAGGCGTACCACATCCGCAGCACCTACCCCCTCGAGCTCGGCACCGCGTCGACCAAGTGGACGAGGGTGCAGGCATACGGGGAGCGCACCGGCCTCCCGAACATCCTGCAAGTCATGGAGAGCGAGCGCCCGGATCAGTATAGGGGCGTCAGCTATCTGGCGCAGGTCATCGAGCCGCTGCTTCAGCTTCGCAGGTACACCGAGAGCGAGCTGACCGCGGCCGTGGTGGAGTCCTTTTTCACGGCCTTCATCAAGACCGAGGCAAACCCCGGGGACAACCCCTTCAACGAGGTCGGGAGCTCCCTGCCGGAGGTCAGCCAAGACCCCAACGAGTACGAGATGGGCCCGGGGCAGATTAACATCATGAAACCCGGCGAGGACGTCCAGTTTGCAGACCCGAAGCGGCCGGCCAATGGCTTCGCCGCCTTCATGCGGGCCATCTGCGAGCAGATCGGCGCCGCGCTCGAGATCCCGGCCGACCTGCTGATGAAGTCGTTTAACAGCTCGTACAGCGCCAGCCGGGCCGCGCTGCTGGAGGCGTGGAAAGCGTTCAAAATGCGCCGGGAGTGGTTTGTTGCCGACTTCTGCGCTCCCATCTATGAGATCTGGATGGCCGAGGCCGTGGCCCGTGGACGCCTGAGCGCCCCGGGCTTTTTCACTGACCCGGCCCTTCGCGCTGCGTACCTCGGCGCCGAGTGGATCGGCCCGTCGCAGGGCCAGCTCGACCCCGTCAAGGAAATCACGGCCGAGATCCTTGCCGTGGGCGAGGGCTTCAGCACGAGGGAGCAGTCCACGATCCGGCTCAACGGCGGCCAGTGGGACGCAAACGTCGACCAGCTCGCCCGGGAAAACGAGCGCCTCGCTGCTGCCAACGCAGCGCTGCAAAGCGGCGACCCCGGCAGCGGGCCCGTCGTCACGGCGGCCCTGCGGGCCGAAATCATCAAAGCGATCAAGGAGGGAGACCAACATGAAAGCAAGTAACCCGCCCCGCCTCTGCGCGGGGCCTGCGCCCACGCCCCCGACCGGCGGCCAGTTCGTAAAGTTCTGGAACGTCGCGAGCACCGGGGACGACACCGGCGAGATCACGCTCTACGGCGACGTCGTGAGCCGGCAGCCGGTCGACTGGTGGACGGGCGCCCCCGAGCCCGGCCTCTACATCACCCCCGAGGGCTTCCTCGAGGATCTGGCGGCCGTGCAGGGCAAGAGCACCATCACCGTCAAGATCAATAGCTGCGGCGGCGACCTCTACACCGGCATCGCCATCCACAACGCCCTCAAGGGGCTGAGCGGCCACAAGGTCGTCATCGTGGAAGGCATCGCAGCCAGCGCGGCCAGCGTCATCGCCTGCGCCGGCGACGAGGTGCAGGTCTACCCCGGCAGCATGGTCATGATCCACGGCGTCGCCGGTCTGCTCTATGACTATTACACGCTTGCAGACCTGAAAAAGCTCCAGAAAGACTTCGACGCCAGCGAGCGGGCCATCGCCGAGATCTACCACGCCAAGACCGGCCTCGAGGTCGATCAGCTTCGCAGCATGATGACGCGGGAGACGTGGATGGTCGGGCAGGAAGCGGTCGACAACGGCTTCGCCGACACGCTGCTCACAGACGAAGGGCCTGACGTATCTCTGAGCGCCGACAAGAAGGTGCTCCTCGTGGCCGGCATCCTGCACGACGTCAGCCCCTTCAAGCACATTCCCGGGGCGATCCCCGTCAACAACAGTCTCCACGCCGCTCCTGCGGCTGGAAATATTAAAACGCCGCCCCCTACCGGCGGCAAACAGAAGGAGGAAAAACAGACCATGACCCTCGAAGAAATGAAAGCTCAGCACCCCGAGCTCGTGGCTCAGATCGAGCAGCAGGCCGCGGCGGCTGCAAGAGTGGAGGCCATCACGCAGGAGCGCGAGCGGCTTCAGGCCATCGAAAGCATCGAGGCCAGCGTGGGCGACGCTCAGCTCGTCCACGACGCGAAGTACGGCGAAAACCCCTGCACCGCTGAGCAGCTCGCCCTCAAGGCCATGCAGAAGCAGGCCGCCCTCGGCACCAAGCACCTCGCCGACGTCGCTGCTGACAGTAAGGGATCCGGCGCTGCCGACGTGGGCGCTGCGCCCAATGGCGGCGAGGAGGGCAGCGAGAACGACGACAAGGCGAAGGTCGACGCCGTCGTCAGCATCTTCAACGCTACCAAAGGAGGTAAGAAGTAATGAGCAAGAGACTGGACGAGACCATCGGCACCGTCGGCTATGACGGTCTGATCGTCGACAACACCCCCGACGCGGATGTGTTCACCGTGACCATTCGCAAGGAAGCAAGCGCCGCGGCCACCTATAAGCGCGGCACTGTGCTCGCGCTGTCTGCCAGCGGCACCAGCGCAGACGGCAAGATGGTGATCCTCGGGACGGATCCGCACAAAACGAGCGGCACCGCCGACGAGGTGCTGGAGGCCAACTGCGTCCTCGCCGATGACACTGACGTCGGCACCGCCGCAGACGCGACCGCG